GTCCTCAGCGTGGTTTCTTAGAAGGTGGATTACTATTTTATCCTGGTACTAAACCAGACGGCAGAAGTGCAATGCCTGTACTAAACAAGAATACAAATACATATGATTTTAAACCTAACATAACAGCATTTCATGTACCAGCTGATAGTGACTTAGGTCAACGAATACCAAATGCAAAAATAATGATAGCTGCAACTGGTTATTATGATAAATTGGGTAGTGGTGAAGAAAGTAGATTTCCAAACGCAGAAAGTTTATCAACACCTGATGTTATTGTTCAAGGTACTACATATGCAGAAGAATTGCCAGGTGTTGATAAATCTGGATTAACTAATTTGTCTAGATTCATACAAGCGAATGCACAGAAAATAGATAATTTTCTAGCACCCAAACCTGGTATGAATAATCCAGGTGGCGAATTGTATACATACTTAAATCAACATTTAAGAACAAGTGGTTTATTAAGAGACTTTCCCGCATGGGCTCAAAGTAATCTAAGTGCTAAAAAAGCACAGACATTATTAAGTGATCCAGAAGGATTAAAAGCAACATTAGGTGCAGTAGAAGCTATTACTAATGAGAAAATGAAAGTAATTAAATCACTAAGCTTAGGATTACATGGTGGTATAATGCAAACTAATCCAGAAGGATATGCACAAGCACATCCTGAAGTAAATTTCAAGTATGCATTGCCCGGACAGTTTTTAAAATTAATAGACCAACTTAATTGGCAACCGAGAAAAATATGATAAAGCGTACAGGAAAAAGTGATACAGCAGTGGTAGGATGGGGTCGTGGCATGGGTCATAAAGGTCACATGTTATTAGCGAGAGCAGTTATTGTTCAAGCAGCGAACATGGGTGCAGATCCATATTTCTTTGTCAGTAGAACAGTAGGTGCGGATGATCCATTATATCCAGAAGAAAAATTGTATATCTACAAGAAAGTTTTTCCTAAACAAGCAAACATATTTCAAAGTGCAACAGACAATATACCAGATATTAATAGGATGTTAACTACACTAGCAGAAATGGGTTATAGAAACGCAGTATTAGTTGTTGGTGCGGATCAGGTTAGAGCATTTCAATATCTAGTAGGGAAGAATAAGGCAGGCGAAACAGTTTATAAAACATTTGGATTAGATAATCTACAAGTAATCAAACGTCAAGATGTTGATGATGCTGCACAAGCAGAAGAGGGCCCAAGAGCGACTCCAATGCGTGATATTCTTAAAGATCCAAACGCAAGTGATGAACAAAAGTTTGCAGTATGGCGAGATGCTATGCCAGATGCACTTAACGATAAAGAAGTATTAGCATTAATGCAGAAAGCAAGTCAACGTATGGGTGAGTTTAAGCCTGCAACTAAGAAAGCAAAAATAAAAGAATTTATTCAGCGTGTTCGTCCTATGCTTAAAGAAGCAAGCGTAGAGAAGAAAATACAAGTTCTTAAATTACTAAAGGAAGCGTATCAAGGTTTACCAGAGGGTATCTTAGATAAAGATTTTTCAAAAATGAAGCCTTCTGAAGAAGAACTTGAATGGCAAGGGCGTGAGAAAAATCGTTTCCCTCACTATTACAAATTTAAAGAAAAAATTTTTCAAGATCCAGACGGAAATCGTGTTTATCCTGGCACTTGGCAATGGGATAAACTTTATAAGCAAGAATTTGATATGCCTACTCCTAACGACGATGAGTGGAATATGCGAGGACCAGACGGCGAGGTAATTAGGGCATTAGTTGAAAAAAATGTAGCCGAAGATGATGACGACCCTGCGATGACTCCATCCGGTGTGCCTTGGCAGGGTCCCAAACTCAATAGAGAAGTAATTACACCACCTGAAGGTACGGAATGGCGATTTGGAAAAAATACTAAAGAAGATCCTTTGGATCGTCAAGATGCAAGGCATTTTGGTACAGCTTTAGCGAGTGTGCCTAATCCAATTTCAAAAATTGGTGGCGCTTTGATGCGTTATGCTGGGCAAGATCCTAAAGACCCGTTAAATGTAAGGGTAGCCAAAGCACTGGACAACGCAGGTAGTCCGAATCTAAATAAAAAATCTGTGAAAGAACAAAACGTGGCGGAAGCCGAAAAACCATACGATCTACCACAGCGTCATGCTATGGATTACGGAATGCGTAAAACAATGATTCACAGATTAGCTAAAGCCACAGACTATGAAATCAGCGCATTAAGCCTAGCTAGTGACGAGGAATTAACTGATTTATATAAACAAGTATTCCCAGATCAAGATATAAACGAAGATTACCTAGACGAAAAATAATTTGACCAACTTATCCTTATGTAAATAATAGTACATTTTCATGAGGATAAAATGGCTAAGAAAAAACAAACCCAAGAAGCTACTATACCTGTAGAGCAGGCAGTAGAAGCAATACAAGAAATTACAGAACAAGATGCCCAACAAGCAGATCAATCTGCAGCAACAGGGCAAAATCAAGTACAGGTCAATGTAGACTTTTTGCGTACAACACGTGTACACATAGCTATGCCATGCTATGGTGGTATGCTAACTGAATCAACATTCATGTCATTCATTAAATGGGCAAATACTGCTAGACAATTAGGAATTGACTGGACATTAGAAACCATGGTTAACGAGAGCCTTATCAGCCGCGCTCGGAACACATTGACCGCTAAGTTCCTAGATCAAGCAGATTCCACACACCTATTCTTTGTTGATGCCGACATTGGTTGGGAGCCATGGCACTTACTAGTTTTGCTTAACCGTGACAAAGACGTTATTGGCGGACTATATCCTATGAAGACTATGCCAATCAAATGGGTAGTCAATGGATTTGAGGGTGCTGAAGAAGGTCCTGATGGACTACAAGAAGTTAGTAAAGCAGGTACTGGTTTCTTACTAATGAAGAAGCATGTATTTGAGAAACTAAATGTTCACCCTGCAGTTAAGCAGTACAAGAACGATATTGGTCTAGATCCAAAATATGACAAGTATCTAAAGACATACTTTGACACAGCAGTTCGTCAAAATCGTTACTATAGTGAAGACTGGACCTTTTGCGAAAACTGGCGTGATCTAGGTGGCAAAGTGTTCGTAGACAAACGTGTTCTATTACGTCACAGTGGTGCATATGTATTCTGTATGGAAAATCAACAACACTTGTTGAACACAATTGGACCTATGTATATCCAAGAACAACAGAATTTAGCAGCACAACAAGCTCAAGCAAGTGCAGCTCCTGTTGATGCGGGTACAGTTAAAACCACAAAAAAATCTAAAAAAACAGCGTAAATCTAAAAATTTACACTAAAACATAAGGGTTATGACAGGAAACTGTTATAACCCTTTTTTGATAAATACTGTATGAACCTTAAGGAACTAGCAAATTTTAAACTGCATGACGCAGTATTTTTTCATGACCAACTAAATCCAGTGATTTTTTTGGGTGATAAGATGCGCCCCGAAGTTAGAAATCAACTGCTTATAATCGCAGAAGATTTTATAGATCATTTAGGCATCCCACATTTAGAAATAGAAGATGTAACATTGTCAGGCTCAAATGCTGCTTACACTTATACTAAACACAGTGATGTAGATTTACATATTTTAGTAGACATGAAAAAACTAAATGATGACACTGTTTATAGAGAATTGTTTGACGCCAAAAAAACAATTTACAATGACACGCATGACATACAAATTGGTGGATATGATGTAGAATTATATGTTCAGGATTCAAATCAACCAGTTATAAGTTTAGGTGAATATTCAGTTGTTAATGATAGTTGGTTACGTCTGCCTAAAAAACATCGTAGTAATTTAGATCAAGCAGCTACTAAACTAAAGTTTAATAAATTAGCGCATTTAGCAGAATTAGCAGTAAAATATGATGATGAGAAAAGAATAAAAACACTACTTAAAACAATCAAAAAGTATAGACAAGCAGGACTTGATATCCATGGTGAGTTTGGCCCTGAAAATTTAGCATTTAAGGCACTAAGATCAAAGGGTATAATAGGAAAACTATATGATAAACTTAATCAATTACATAGTGAAAAATTAAGTTTACCTGAAGATACAACTTATATTACTGACGAAGATTTTGATCCAAACGGACCTCCACCAGGACCAGAGTTTAAACCAACTATGCCAGCTGGTACAGTTAAAGTTGACGTAAGTGACGTATACGATTGGTATAAATTAGGACAACATATCAGTGACCTTGAAGGGTTAGGAAAACACGACTTTGGTAAAGGACCACCTAGTACTATTTTCTCATTTGGCAGCGAAGATGCTGAACACAAATATATTAAAAATTTAGAAAAGACTGGGCTTAGTACAACTGACATTGATCCATTTGACCCAAAACAGCCAAAAGGTATGAAGCGTCAGAAAACTGATCCTACGTACAATGTCAATGAAGTAAGTGGATACATTCCTAGTAAAAAAGAAAAGAGTGATCCTAGATTTAAAACAGCGTTAACAGTAGACGTTACTCCAAATAGCATAAAGGATAATGCTAGAAAATTAGGAAGTAAAATAAGTAGAGCAGGTATTCCACCTCTCTTAAGACCATAAAAAATTATAAGGAAAAAATCATGGCAACAACAGATCCATATCAGTATATCGCAGACCAAGCAAATGCATCCGCATCTGCTGCAAGGTTTTCAGCACAACAAGCTGCAACTTCTGCAAATATAGCTACATCTTCTGCAGCCACTGCAACTTTAGCAGCAAATCGTGCTAATATTGATGCAAGAAATGCTAATATTTCTGCTAGTTTTTCAGCA